TGGCAAGCTCGCTGATTATAAGGCGAAGTACTTTCCGCACTTGGCTTCGACTAATCCCAACGACGGCCCGCTTGAAGGTGAGTATCTTCCGACAGAGTTCCCCGTTGAGACAGATACTCCTTCGTGCGAGGAGATACAGCCTGCCGATGTAGATAAGGATAAGGTAGAACAAGATGCCTAATAGTGGAGTGAATTATAAAGCTGGCAGCGCTAGCGCGCTTCATCGCGGGAGCCAGTGGCGCAGAATACTTAGGATAGAAAGAGCCGCGCGATTAGTTGTTTCGGGCGTCTATTCTAACGACGAGGTAGCCAGGCATATCGGCGTGACTCCAGCATATATGAGTTTGTTGAAGCAGACGCCGGAGTTTAAGCATCGTATGATAGAGTTGGCTACGGGGATTACAGCACAAGAGGATATAGACGTACGAGAGGATACTGAGTTTCAGAAGCTCGAAATCGCATCTATGGTGCCGATGGCATTACAGAACCTTAAAAAGCTGGCGCTCTCGCGTAATGAATCCGTCGCGCTGAAAGCTACAGAGGCGATTCTTGACAGACATGGGGAACATGCTAAAGTCCAACGTCTGGCTATCGAGCGCGCTGATGGCATTGACCACGATAAGAATACTAACGTCGCTAATGACATCTTGGCCGTACTTCGCGGAACTCCCCTTCAGGCACAACCAAACGTAGATGCAGTAATGGACGAATTTACCAAGGGCGCGCCGGACGCAGAAGCCCAAATTAATCTTACTGCGGAGATCGTAACAGAAGACACCTTACGCTACATTGACGAGAAGAAGTTGCCAGTGAATTAGAGGAGATTAAAATGGAAGCTTTTCAGCAGCGCGTGGTAGAAGAGAAGGATGCTCTAGTAGAGAAGATGAATAAGCTAGATCCTTTTCTTGGCACCACAACCTATGCCAACCTACCACCCGATGAGCAAGCTCGCCTAAGCCGTCAGTATCTTATAATGCAGCTATATGCACAAGTTCTCGAAGAGCGCATTAGCGCCTTCTAAGTTGGGATCGGGAGTTGTTACTTTTAGCGCGTAGGCGGTTTGTTTAAACTAGGCTCTGACTACTTGACAAGGCCGTCATCCTAGTACCTTATACCTAACACTACGACGTTACTATAGCAACTCCCTCCCTAATATAAGTAGAATTGTGAAAATTAACCAGTTAGGGTAAGGTACAAGGTGCCTTGTCGCGCCGCAGGCGCCGAATCCGAATGGGCGAAATGGAGAATTATGGCATTTAAAGTTAGAGCACAAGGAACTCGCGCTCTGTTACCAGTTGATAAGAGCAAACAAATTAACGGAATTGCTAAAAAAGCCAAAAAAGCTAAGATGAAAGTTGCGAAAGTGAAGAAGTAATGGCCTACGACGTTCGTGATATTAAAAACATTATTGACGACGAAGAGGCAGATCGCATTGTAGAGAATCAACGTGCGAATATTTACACTTCGCGCGCTATTTCGAATAGTTTTCAAGTATTACCCGTGCCGGCTGGCCTGAACAAGTCCACTGTAAGACAGATCCACCGTATAAATTCCTTTGGCTCATTGTATTACTTCTCGGTTTATGCCCTTGGTAAGGATAGGTTTCAGAAGAATCCTGATCTTTCTAAGAACTTGCACTATCAGATGTGCAAGGCTGTGGAAAAAGATGGCATCCAAGATGTAATTGAGATACCACGCGATCATTATAAAAGCACGACGTACTCTGAATGTTTTCCAATGTGGAGAACTTTGCCCTTCACAGATGAAGACGAAGATATAATGGGAAAGATGGGTTATTCCGATCTTTTCTTGCAGTGGATGAGACGAGCACATCGGCAAGATTACCGATGGCTTCTTATCTCAGAGGTTATTAAAAATGCCATTAAGCTCGGAACTCGCATCTCACAGCATTATGAAGGGAATCCCGTCTTCCGAGACCTATTCCCAGAAATATTACCAGATGCTAGCTGCCAGTGGAATAAGGAATCCCTTACACATAAAAGATCCCAAAAAGGAATGGGACAAGGTGAAGGAACTTATGACTTTCTTGGTGCTGGCGGAGCTTTGCAGTCGCGCCACTATGATGGAATGGTACAAGACGATTTGTTTGGAAGAGACGCTCTTAAGTCAGAAACAGTAAGAGAAGACACAATTGAATACCATAAACTACTTGTCGGTGCATTTGACGCGGATAATACTTCTGGTAACCGTGATAATGACGAGCTTGTTGTTGGTAATCGCTGGGCTTGGAATGACCTTAATTCTTACATTCGTGCTAATGAGACTTACTTTAATTTTACTACCCACTCGGCATTGGGCGGTTGTTGTAAGCTGCACCCTTATGGGACTCCTATTTTTCCCGAAGCGTTCTCTGTAGAGAAATTAGAGCGGTGGAAGAAAAGACTTGGCTCTTACCTTTTCAGTTGCCAGTTCTTAAACGTCCCAATCAATCCAGCAGAAGTAAAGTTCAACAAGAAAGACCTTGGCTACTTTGAATTCGTAGCTGATAGTTCTCAGACTATAATTGGTAAGAAGCGCCGAGTTGCAATACGCCACCATGTGCGAGAAGGCGATGTAATCCCAGACGTCATGCCTCGCACACTACAGCGTTATATGATTCTAGATCCAAACCATTCTGAGAACCAATCTAAAGGCAGATGCCGACATGCTATCACGGTCACTGGAATTATGCAAGACCCACGTCGAATTTATTTGTTGGATGTGTGGGCTAGGGCTTCTAGCATGGAAGTATTACTAACTACCATGTTTAACATGGCTTATGCCTGGAAGCTCGAAGAGATTTGGATGGAGACAATTGCAGCACAAAAGTATCTTAAGTATCATTTTGAGTATGTGCAAAAGCATGGCCTAAGTGAAGCTCTCTCGAAGCATGAAGACAAAGAGAACGCTATCTCATGGTGCAAGAAGATTACGATTAAGGAACTCGTAACTCCTCGTACCGCTAATGCCAAGCAAATGCGTATTGATGGCCTCGGGCCTATTATCGAGCGAAACGAACTCTGGGTTAATTCCTTCGGACAGAATGAATTCATGGAAGAATTAGAAGCCTATCCCAATGGAAAACTCAAGGATGTTCTAGATACCCTCGGTTATGGCCCACAAGTCTGGGGATTCGATGTTAGTGGCGAAGAAATAGAAGAATCCGTCCTAGCACAAAAAGCTAAGTGGGAGCGTAATTCCCGCGTAGGAGTTAATTAATGCCGTTACAACGTCTCGTGAAAGTCAATTGGGGGAAGGATGCCAATGCTGATCTCTGGCGGTATTTGGAGGAGAATTGCCGTTATTGGCTTACGAAGACAAAAAACTTTCGTGAGAACGAACTTAAGAGGTATGCCCGCATATATAAGGGCACTCCTGAGGCGAAGGTAAAGAATACTCCTTGGCCGAACGCTGCTAATAACGTAATACAAATTGCTGCAACTCAATGCGATCAATTGCTAAGCCGTGTTATGGCAATTTACATGACTGAACCAATATGGCCTATATCTGTCTATGGCTCTCTTGCAGGGCAAGAACTTATTACGGCAACAGAACGTGCTCAAATGCTAGAGATGTTCCTTACGAACTCAGCTCTGGATTCAACAGAACTCGATATGTATCGTACAGAACAAATCTGGTGGTCTTCGGCGGTTAGAAATGGAACCGGGGTTATTAACATACCCTATTATTATAGCGTAGAGCGGGCACTTATCAGTGGCGAGTTTGCTGACAATACTTCCTCCGCTACTAAACCTCTCTTTCGTGATTTTGTCAAGCACGATGGCCCAGTGCCGGTTAATGTTCCATTGAATAAGTTTGTTAATAACCTCGACTATCCCAAGCTCGACGACTCCCCTTTTAAATTCGAAATTAAAACAATGTCTGAGTATGAACTCAGACAGCATGTTGAGATGGATATTTACTCTCAGGGTAAAGTCGAGCGTATTCTTGCGTCTCCTGATCGTTCGAATAAGGAAGTCCTTCAACAATACATGCTTGAGAATCAAGGAATTTCAGAATCATCCAGCGAAGGTAGATTCTCAAATGAATTTGACATACTCCAAGTTGGCTTCGACTACTGGCATAACAACCAGAAGTTCTCTCTATTCGCTCATATCCATCTTGCGTCTGATACAAACCTCGTCTGCTACTATAATTTTTATCCCCAGAATATCAATACCTACGAGGATGCTAAATTAGCATACGACGATGAACAATACTTGGGGTACGGTCTGGTCGAAATGTTGGAGGGTTATCAGAACGAAGTTTCTATTACCCACAATCAGCGTACTGATGCAGGCACTCTTAATAATACTACTGCTTTTAGGATTAATAAAAATTCGAAGTTGCACAGCATCCTCACATTTTACCCAGGGATCGCCTTACCTGCTGATAAGGATGAGATAGAGCGTCTCGATACTTCAAATCCCTACGCTTCCGATATCAACTCCGAGACTCTAACAGTAAACTATGCCAAGGAAAGAAGCGGGGTTGATCCCGCTATGGGTGGCACTGGTGGCGGAATTGTTAACTCAAAACGGGGCATCTACTCAGCACAAGGAACATTTGCGGCTTTGCAACAGCAAAATAATAGAACTTCTCTCCGCACTTCAGACATTCGAGCAGCACACACGCGAGCAGGTAATAAGCTTACAAAAATCTATGCCCATTTCGGGCTGGGAAATAGAATTCGCCAGTATGCAGCTAACGCTGAGACACTTAAGGCTGCGCTTGATTCAGTTAGAAAAGGAGATCTCGGACTCCTAGTGCGGCCTTCTACGGCTTCGATTAATAAAGAAATGGAAAAGCAAAATGACATTCTCTTGCAGCAAAATCTCGAGAGAATGTATGCCGGTGACGCGCAAATTATACAATCCCTTTCTCAGCAAGGAATCCCCCCTATGCTGGTGCAGTACTACCAAGAAGTCTTGCGCGCTAAGCGTATGATGATGAAGAAAATGCTACGGAACTTTGGTTATACTGATATCGACATTATGATACCAGAGCCAATGTTCCTAAAGGAGAACAGGGATAATGATATCAGAGGGGCAAGAAGTCTTCAAGGAGATAATGCGCCACAGGGAGGCGGTCAAGGAACTTTATCACTCCCATCTGGGCCAACTGCTAGTACGTTACCTCAATAGTGAATATGAGGCTAACATTGACGAGTTGCTACATTCTTCGGATAAAACTAGAGATGAGCAACTAAAAGGAATGGCGAAGGCTTATTACGCAATCGCTAATCTCCCTGAATACTTGTACTCAGTGGAGCTGAAGGTGGAATTAATACCCGATGGTGATTAAGAACTAAAAGGAGATTAGAGATGCCAGCATGGATTAAGAAACAAGCAGAAGAGGAAGATGGAAAGCAAGAGGAACAGTCCAGGCAGATTGAGATTAAGCCAGAGATGATCCGTGATGCCATTAAGGACGACCTTGATAACATCCGTAGTTCTTCTAAGGCAATGGTCGATTATATTAACGAACAGAAGGCTGAAAGACAGCGCGCGCAAGAGGAAGAAGCGAATAAAGTTCGACGAGAAAACGAGAAAGTTGATGACATTGACTTTCTCACAAATCCCGAAGAAGCTATGAATCGCAAGCTTAAGCCAATTGCTGAGTCTAATGCTGTAATGGCCTCCATGTTTGTGCGTCGCGAAGTACTCGAAGGACTTGAGTACTACGACGAACCCGAGTTTAAAAAGCGCGTTGACACAATGATAGACCAACAGCCGCTCCAGAATAGGCTCGATCGCTCTGTCATTATGAACGCTTATAAAGTCAATCGCTTCGACTTCGACAAGGAGGTAGCTGATGGTAAAATTAAGCTATCTCTTAGTGGCGGCGGTGGTAATCGTAAAGGTGGCGATCGTGATTCTAATCGTTCTGACGATGATACCGAGACAATGAGTGCGGAAGAGAAGCAGTATGCTCGGAAGCTTGGAATATCTGAGAAAGATTGGATCTCTCAGAAGAAAGAGATGGAATACGTCTAATGGCTACCGAGATTAATACTGATCTGAATGAAGATACGAATGTGCCACGCGTGGATGATGTTAAAGCCCAAGCGGAGGCGGTTATTGCCAAGGCAACACAGGAGGCTTTGAATAAAATCAAAGCCTCAGGCAATGTTAGAAATCTTGATGACCTCAAGATTCGTCCGAATTCTCGGCTAGATTTCTCAAAACTAACCGAGGATGATATTTATAACCTCGAAATCCCAATGGAAGCGCGGCCTTTTAGTACAGAAGACTCTCTTGAGGTAAAACTCAAAGATACTATGTACGAGGCGCGTTGGGTTAATAAAGACCCCCGTCGTCTAGGCGCGATGATCTCAAAAGGCTTTCTTTATGTCACAGCCGAAGATCTAGCAGAACGCCTGAAGACAGAAGTTACCGCTGATGCAGAAGATCACTTCATTATAAATGACGTCGTTCTTATGAAAATCAGCAAAGAAGTTTACTATCCCGCAATGCGCGCAGCTCACTTGCGCGCAGTTAATACAGTAAACCCCAAACTAGCAATGCGGGCTGCTAAGATGCACGCCACTGAGTATCTCACAAAAGATACCAATGGTGATTTTGCCGCTGAAGCTGCACAAAACAAAGTTGAAATCTACACCCCTGGTGTTGAAATCTAACTGAAAAGGAAAAGAAATGCCAGCAAATCTTACAAATCACACCCCTATGGGTAGCGTTCAGGACATTAGTGGCAACACTCCTAAGACTGGCGCTATCTCTGAACTAGCGGGGCAGACATTTCTGCTCGGAGTTCCAGTACAATTGGCTGCATCTGGTTACGTTCAGAAGTGGGACGGGACAACAGTTGCTGCTGGTATTCTTGGAATTTCTCTAATCCCCGCTTCTAACTATGCTTCCAACGGCAAAGGTACACCGGGCGGATTCTCTCAGGTCGGTGCTCCTGGCGCAACTGGAACTTATGGCAATGTCACCAATATGCCCAGTGCGATTAACATTGCACTAGGTCAGCCAATGGCAGATGGTCGCACTCTCTTCGAAGAAGCCAACGATGACACAATCTTCGAAGGTCAGTTCGATAACTCTGCTGGCACAGTCCCCGCCGATTACACTCCCACCATCGCTATGGTAGGTAAGAATTTCGGTATTACATTCGATGCTTCTGGCACAGCCTACGTCGATGGCGGAAAAGTTGTCGATGGTACTAGCACAGTTGTAAAGATCGTCGGAATCTCTCCGGCCGGTCTGGTACAAGCTGGAACTCCTAACACATACCTCGCTAATGCGAAAGTACGTTTCCAGTTCTTGCAATCTGCGCGTCAGATTTCTGTCTAGCTCTTTGTCTCAAATCTCATCTTAAGGACACAAAATGCCTACACAAGTACGAGGAGCATTTCCAAAACTATTGGCTCCAGGACTCAATAAAATCTATTTGGATGCAGTTGAGACTGAGCAACGAGCTATTGAATACACGCATATTTTCACCGAGGAAAAATCAGATCGTGCTTATGAGCAGGACGCGAAGTTCTCAGCATTTGGCCCGCTTCAAGAAAAGCCTGAGAATACTCCTGTAGCTTACACGGGAATGATGCAACTTGGCGACAAGCGTTACATCCATCTTACTTACGCCTTGGGAGTTCGTACTTCTAAGGAACTTTATGATGATGACAAGTACGGCATCATTAAAAAGGCTCCTGTCGCACTCGCGCGTTCTGAGCGTTACACAAAAGAAATGGTTGCGATGAATATTCTCAACCAAGGCTTTACTCCGAATGTGGCGACTGCTGATGGAGTTTCTCTCTTTAATTCCCAGCACCCTCTGGCAGCAGGCTCTGATGCTACTAATGTCGGCCCCGGTTTGCAGAACGTGGTTTATGCCGCAGGAACATATCCCAATCGTCCATCGACGGATATTGACCTAAGCGTAACTGCGCTACAACTCGCCACTAATCAATTCGAGCGGCTTGTTGATGGGCAGGGACTTCCTATCACAATTCGCCCTAAGCTCCTCGTGATCCCGCCGGAGCTTAAATTCATTGCCCGCGAAATCCTCGGCTCCCCTGGCAAGCCGGGCACTGGCGATAATGACATCAACTCTCTCATTGGAGAAGATCTGTCATTCATGGTCTCTCACTATACAACTTCTCAGGGCGCATGGTACTTGCTCGCTGATAAGAAGTATCACTACTTGAAGTTCTACATGCGTCAGGCTCCCAAGATGACTTATGACGATGACTTCGATACTGATGCAATCAAGCAGAAAACTACAATGCGTATCTCTGCTGGTGCAACAGATTGGCTTGGGACGTGGGGTTCTAACGGCCCGTAAGTTGGCTTTGTGGTTTCTCCGCCCTCCGCCCGGACTGATGCGGAAAACACACAACGCCCAATTGGGAGGGGACTAGACCTAATCTCCCTAGTCCCCTTCTAATTTACTAAGAAAGAGGTAATAAGATGGCAGTTAGAAAAGGAACTCCACCAATCGCTAAGAAGAAAACCAAAGTAAATCTTAAGGGTAGAGCAGATGCGGTTTACCTTAAGAAGAATAAAAAGAAATTAGTATCTTAGGAGTCCCCAATGCCATCAGAAGGAATCCGGACTCTTAATGAATCTTGTTGGCATTACTGCGGTCGTTGTGAACGTAAGGCTGATCTAAATTCAGAACTCCAGTGGCAAAACGGGAAGCTATTGTGCTACGATTGTATTGACCAATTCCCCGTGATTCTTGGCTCAATCGAGCGCAGGCAAGCTGAGGAATTACTTAACATAATCGTGAATCCCGACTTAAGGCCAAATGAAAAGCTTGTGAATCCGATAACACAAGAAGTAGTTGATGACATACTCCTCTAACCCGCGATGCGGCGCACTGTAATCCGCAGATTGGAGAACTAAAATGAGAACAGCTGGCGTATTACAAATGGACACTCCGCTACCTGACGGGCGGATTGTAATTCTTCCGAAGGATATTCAGGGTGGTGGTTCTATTGCTAATGCCAATAATACTACCTCTCTTGCTGTTACTGGAGCTAACGTAACATTGTTTGGTTCCTTTAATGGTATGCTATTGCGCTATGGTATGTCAGATGACGCGCAGCAGCAATTTGGAAAAGGTGCTCCGTCAGGAGGTTACCAAGGCGCACAAGGGCAGGCGGTTGGCACACTAACGCCTTTTACTACTCCCTACGGTCAATCTGGCAGACCGCCCTATTCAAATGTAAGACAGCTTCTAACTCCTAATGGTCGCCCAAAAGGCCTTATGCCGACTGCTGTTTCAGTGGTTTACTCTGTCACAGGTGGGCCGGCTACAGCTTTTTCTTTTAGTATTAATAAAACAGCATTTAATGTGGGCCAAGTGCCTACTGGCGTAGTAATTCTTAATTCTACGAACCTACCTCTTCAAACAGCCACGACACAGATTATGACTACTCCGATTCCAGCGAACGCACAGAATTTTCTTGCAGACCCATTCTCTGTACTTAATTTCATCATGGGCACAAATGCTGGAGCTGCTACTATTAACATCTTTGGTATCTTCCTCGACGTATCCTTTAACTACAACTAAGGAGTATTCTAATGGCCAACAATATTACAGGAACACCCTGGGCATTAGATACTGCTGGTGTCGTGTGGAAAGATCGACTCTATATCGGCAACATCATGTGGCTTAATGGCACGGGGAACCTTCTAATTCAGGATAACATTGGGCGTGATATTATCAGAGACGTATGGTCTTCGTCTCAAGATCACGACTACGGGCCACTAAAATGGGTAAATGGCCTTAACGTAATTGTCATAGGTGGCGGGGAAGTAATTCT